AGAAGAAAAAGAATTGTTTTTTCAGACCCTACTACGTCAGATTTTTTAAATGAGTATGCTAAATGGTTTGTTAACGTTAAAAAAGCAAAAGGAAAAGTCTATAAAGTTAAGGTGCAAGGATACTATGGAGGTGCTGGTGAAGTTTGGACTCCTAACAACTTAATTCAAGTTAGAGATGTTTTTGCTGGACTTGATGGGGAATTTTTAATTCAAGATGTAACTTACTATAAATCACTTAACGGATCATTTACTGATATGGTTATTGTAGAAAAAGGATCTTTGTCTTTAAAGCCTAGCTTATCTGATTTAATTAGTAATAGCGGGTTGCTTTAAGCTTTCACTTTAGTTTGTCCTGCACTATTAATATTTACTGAATAAGTCCCTGCACTAGAGCCACTAGGTATAATTACATCCATGACAGCAGAATCATTCAAGACTAGACCTACGGCATCAGCCAGATCAATTTCTGGGGCATTTATAGTTACTTTAGTGGTAGCTGTAATATTTAAGTTATTAACAATCTCATTTAAATCTTGATTAGTAGTAATTTCAATATCTCCATTTTGTTTAAAAGTAATTTTGCTATTTTCAGAATCTGGATTTTTAATTTGCACTTCACCATCAAGCAAGTCAACAGGCTCAACAGGTACATTATAAGGAACTCCAAAAAGATTAGACTTACTACCTAAAGAGGAAAATAATAATATTTCACTAGTTTTATTTAACTTAGCTTTTGAATAGAAGCCGTAAGGATAGATAATTTGCACGTTATTTAATAATTGTCCGTTTACGGTGGTAACTTCTGCCTTATTATTAGTAGTAAATCTTTTTAAAAATCCTTTTGAAATCATTGTTTTTTTTCTATATTGACAAGCTACCTTAAATTCATTATCAATAAGTGTAATTAATTATTTTTTACTGTCAATATATAATGGCTCAAGATATAAAGCTTTTTCAAGATTCATATAATAATTGGGATATTGATTTTGAAAATGGTGACTTTGCTTTAACTCAAGGCTTAGATACTGCAATTTATATGAGTATATTTTGCGAAAAAAGAGCAGATAGCAAAGAAGTTGTAAATCCTATTTTAAGAAGGGGGCATTTTACTAATGAATTTTCAAGCGTAGAAAATTATGAGGTTGGTAGTAAATTATGGATGCATATAGATCAAGCTAGAAATACTAATCAAAATACTTCTTTAATAGAGGACTCTTTAAAAGATGGTTTAAAATGGTTAATAGATCAAGATATTATAAGTAGTATAAATATTGCTACTAGCTTTAAAGGGTCTAATTTAAAAGTTAATATAGATATTGTTGGTAAATCTCAAGAAGATACTACAAATTACAATTTATTAATTAATACTAACTAATGCCAATTGTAAGAGATACAATCACAGAAATAACAGACAGATCAATTAGCGATTTAGTATTAGCTATAAACTCTGGACAATCTGATGTATCTAAGCAAATTGATCCTACTATATTAAATAGTTATATAGGGGGGCTTGTGAAAGCCATATCGGGAGGTATCGACAGCAACAACGACCTAACAGAAAGAGTATTAAAAGAAATATTTATTCAAACGTCAGAAAAAGAATTTTTAGAAAGATGGGGAGTAATTTTTGGAATAACTAGGCAAGCAGCGGAAAAATCAACAGGTACATTATCTTTTACTGGATTATCTGGGGGATTAATTCCGTCAGGAACAATTTTAACTAGGTCAGATGGGGAAGGGTATGTAACAACTTCCTCAAGCACTATAACTAGTCAAACTATAAATATAGATTCAATAGTGCGAGTAGGAACTCTTGCTACAGTAACGACAACCTCTAACCATAACTTAGCAACTGGTCAATCTTTAAACTCAATACAAGGCTCAGATCAAGCGGACTACAATTTAACTAATGCTATTATATCTGTTATTAGTAATAATCAATTTACTTATCAAGTAGCCAATTCACCTACCACGCCAGCAACAGGAACTATAACAGCAACGGAGATTTATTCTTTTTCACCTATTCAAGCTCAAAATTTTGGGGTTATTCAAAATAGTGGCTCTGGATCTTCATTCACTTTGGTAACTCCTATTTTAAATGTAGATGATTTAGCTATCGCAACTTTTGATGGGATTACAGGCGGTTTAGACATAGAAAACGATGATAATTATAGAATTAGAATAATAGAAAGAACTTCAAATTTTACAGCTCCTTTCACCAATTCAGGATTAAAAGTTTTTATCAAACAATTTATCTCAGGAATTACCAGAATATGGGTAAATGATGCAACTCCTGCGGCTGGGTCGGTGGAGATTTATTTTGTAAATGATAATGATGCAAATATAATACCAACATCTCAACAAGTATTATCTGTAAAAACTCTTATTATAAGCGGGAATAATCTAACTAGCGGTATAAAACCTGCGGAAATGCCAGATTCTAGCGTCTATGTTTTAGCTCCTACAAGCGTTCCAGTAGATTTTACTTTTACTAGCTTATCACCTAATACTATTGAAATGCAAAACGCGATAACTAATTCATTGAATGATTTTTTTAGATCAGATCAAGTTGTATTAAGTCAAGATGTATTAGAAAATGAATATACCAACGCAATATTTAATACCTTAGATAGCAACGGTAACGTACCAGCTTTTATATTGTCTATTCCATCAGGTGATATTTCTATTAACAGCGGAGAGTTAGCGACTCTTGGCACTATCACTTTTAATTAGATGTATATAGTAGAGCCAAAAACACAGAGCGAGCAATCAGAAATTTTATCTCAATATATAAGAGATGATAGGTTGCACGCTGCTAAAAATAAAGAAGGGTCTAATTTAAAAAAAGTCTTGCTTGGTCTTGCTAATGAATTTGTTAGATTTAAAGATAATGCAAATTTTATTTATAACGAGTATGACCCAAGATATACAACTAGTTTAATTTCAGACTGGGAGGCTCAAGTTGGAATACCTGATGATTGCTTTACAAATACTGGAACTATAGAAGAAAGGCGATCTAATGTTATGCTAAAATTAACAGGCATTAACGCCACTACTTCAGAGCAATTTAAAAATATAGCTTCTGTTTTGGGATTTAATATTAATGTAAAAACTGGGGTTGAAGAAAATACTATTCCAGTAACTCTACCCTTCTTTTTATTAGCTGAGGCGGAGCAACCTTTTACTATTGTAATAGAGTTTGTAGGGGTTGAAGAGCCTCCTACAATACCTAAGACCATACCTTTTACGATAGGTAGCTCAAAATCAGAATTGATAAGGTGCTTATTTGAAAAAATAAAACCTGCACACACAAAAATTTTATTTAAATATATATAACTATGGCAAAATTTGACGATGGAGTAAATAATGTAACGGTATTTGATGCCGATAAACTCAACAATATAAACAGAGCTTTAAAAGATAATATAGAATCTTCAGGACAGACTGTTGATGCTAGTAATACTCAATCATCTAAGGCTTTAGCAAATTATGTAGGTTCTGCAAATTTCTATACAGATTCAGGAGTTGCTGATGCTTATGTATTATCAACAACAGGATCTTTTAAAGCTCCTACAGAGCTTGTAAAAGGTTTAGAGATTAGGTTTAGAACTGCAAACCCAAATAGCGGAGCATCTACTGTTAATGTAGCAGGNTTNGGAGNTGTAAATATAAAATTAGGAGATGGAACTTCTGATATTCCAAGNGGATTTATTACTAGCGGATCAGATGTTANATTAAGATATGANGCTTTAAATACTGCTTTTATTCCTAGTAATGAAATAACGCAAGTAAATGATTTAACTATAAATAATAAACTAAATACACAGCCAAACACAGCCACAATATCATCAGGAGCTATTGCCTATACTGGTGCTTATATGGTGGTAGATACAGAAGGAGCAGCAGCTAGTGATGATTTAGTTACAATTAGTGGGGGTGTTAATGGTGATAGATTGACACTAAGAACACTAAATAACGGTAGAGATGTTGTCTTAAAACACTCTACAGGTAATATTTTTAATATAAGAGGGGATGATATTGTTGTCGGCAATACAGGAGATGTAATTGAATTAATATACAACGGAACTTTTTGGGTGGTTTCCAGTAATTATAAATATACTGATTTCCTAAACTCCAAATCAACCAACGGCTATACATATCTACCTAATGGCTTGATATTTCAATGGGGTACTTATTCTAGTGGTTCTCATGGTCCAACAATTAGCCTTCCTATTACATTCCCTAACACTATAACAGGATTAACGGCGAC